GACTCCGTGTGCTGCGGCTATTCGAGCGACGGCGGCACGACGCAGAGTCTCTCTTACGCCGGCGATCTGAGCTATCTCGGCATTTGGGCTGGGCGCGTGCTGACCGGAGCCGAAATCAGCACCTTGCACACGGCGGCGACGACCTATTCTTTACTTTCTCCTCCAAGCGCGGCGGCATCCCCGCTGAACATCCCTCAGCATCATGGCACGAATATAACGCTTACGTTGACCGGAAGGGGAACGAGCTGGGTCCACGGCACGACCATTTTTACGCTTTCGGGCGTGGCGGGAGTCACCTTAGTGTCGCAAAATGTGACGAGCGCGACCGCCGCCACGATCGTGGTCACCACGGACAACAACCCGGCCCACATTGGTACCTTGACTGTCACGGAGACCGTCACTGGCTCGACGACTGCCGCTGTCAATATCGGTCTGCCGACCATCTCCATCTCGCCGTCCTCGGGCGCCTCCGGAGGAAGCACCAACGTAACGTTGACAGGCGTCAATACCGTCTGGACGCAGGAAAGCGGCAGCTTTATCACGCTGGCGGGCACCGCGTCGTTTAGCTCCGGGCCGACTGTTACAAGCGACACCACGGCGACGGCGACAATCGCCGATGGCTCGTCCGCCGGCGCCCAAACGATTACTGACAATCCGACCGGCGCTACTACGACTTTCTCGGTGACCAGCGGATCGATCACCGTCGGCGCCGCCGACCTGAACGTGTTCTCCGACATGGCCACGAAGCCGGCCCGTTACGTCGTCCCCGTCGTGACCGCCGCGGACGGCACGGCCACTGCCTACACACCGGAGAACGTCTGGGGCCGCGTGCTTTCGATAACCTATGTCAAGGATGGCTTGATCCCGTTCACGAATGGAGTCGCCTTGACCGTCACGGCAGAGGCGACCGGGGCTGCGATCCTGACTAAGACGGCCATGAACGCCCAGGGGCATTACTACCCGCGCAGCCCGGCGTCCGACGGCGCGCCGCCCGTCTTGGCGAATGACCGGGTCAAGCTGGCCATCACTGGCGGCGGCAACGGCAATCAAGGGGTCTTCCACATTGTGGTAGGGTAAGTCATGCTGGAGCCTGTTTACGTCGCTCCGAAAGGCAACCCGTCGCCGGCGAAGGGCATGGACGCTTTCACGCTGCCGGCGCCGGCGGAGCCCATGGTAGCTTGGAGCGTCCTGATGATAGCCATCGAAAATGCATTGAGAGCAATGGTGACCAATGTCCCTCCCCGAGCCTAATTACGACACCCCACCCGGCAACCCAGCGCTGCAGGCCGGGATGGACGTTTTCGCTTTGCCTGCGGACATCATCCTCGCCGAGCCGGCACGCCTCGGCCGGCCGCGGCGCGGCAAGAAGATCGTCCGCAACCCGGCCGACATGGAAGTGAAGTACATCACGCCCGTGGAAAAGCCGCGCCGCTTTGCGCTCAAGGGGGACGAGTTTAAGGAAGTCACGGCCAGCATCTCGGACGTGGACACCTTCGTCGATCTGTGGTTAGTCGACCAAGTACTGGGGAAATGACATGCGCTACTCGCACATTCTGGATGCGTTCTACACGCCGTTGGCGATCACCGAGGACAAGCTCTGGGAGATCCACGAGTTCCTGCACGCCAAGAGCGCCGGCGAGGAGGTCTCCGAGGATCGCATCCGGGAGATCATGGCCGGCCGCCGCGAGGATGGCGTCGACATGGTTGGGCGGATCGCCGTCGTCAGCGTCTTCGGCGTCATCTCGCAGCGGGTCGGCTTGCTGGGACAGGCCTCCGGCGGCGTCGGCGCCGAAGCGCTGGCGGCCCGGCTCGACGGCCTGGTCAACGACAAAACGGTCAAGTCGATCCTCATGGTTTTCGATTCGCCGGGCGGATCGGTCTTCGGCGTCACCGAGCTGGCCAACAAGATCGCCGGCTACCGGGGGCAAAAGAAAGTCGTCGGCATAGCGGACAGCATCGCCGGCAGCGCCGCCTATTGGCTCTTGAGCCAGACGCAGGAAGTGAACGTTACGCCCGGCGGCCAGATCGGCTCGATCGGCGTCATCGCCGCCCACGAAGACGTCTCCAAGCGAGAGGAGGCCAAGGGCCGCACCACGACGCTGATCACCGCAGGTAAATATAAGGGCGAACGCAGCCCCTACGCCCCCCTCTCCGAGGACGGCAAGGCCGACATGCAAGCCAAGGTCGATAGCTATTACGGGCTGTTCGTGGGGGCCGTGGCCCGCGGCCGCGGAGTAACCGAAGGCAAAGTAAAGGCGGACTTCGGCCAGGGCCGCATGGTGACCGCCAAGAACGCCGTCGCCCTGGGCATGGCCGACCACGTGGCCACTCTTGAGACCGTGCTCAAACGCATGGGGGCGGACGCCTCGGGCGGCGGCATGGGGGCAGTGAGCCCCTCCCAGGCCACAGCGCGGGCCAGAAGTATCGAGGTCGAAGCGTGAATCGCAAGCTAGTGGCCAAAATTGTCGAGAAGATCGTTTGCGACCTCACGGACCGTCGCGGGCTACGCCAGGCGTGGGAAGGCATCGACGAGGAGATCCAGGAGGAGATACGCCAAGCCTGGGCGAACATAATCCTCGATTTGACATCGCCCGATCGCTCCGCATAGAACCAAAACTGACAATTTAAAACTCACCCCCGACCAGGCGGGCCAATCGAAACCGAACGGCTTGCGAGGCCAAGGGGCGCAGAAGTGACCCAACGAAACCGGCGGGAACTTTTGCTGACGATCCTTATCGTCGGTGGAAGTTCCCGCCGGTTTTCATGTCCGGCGTTCCCCGGCGAGCAACCTGGGGACCCGATGGAATCCGCAAAAGCACTCCGCGAAAAGCGCAAGCCGGTGGCAGTCGAGATCAAGCGGATGGCCGCGCTCCTGACCGGCGACAAGAAGGACTTCACCGCCGAAGAGAACGAAGGGTGGGAGAAGGCCAACGCGGATTATAACGCGATGTCCCGGCAGATCGACATCGCCGAGCGCGCCGAGGCGGTCGACGCCGACCAAAAAGCCCGCGTCTTGATCGGCGGCGACGACCTCCTCGGCCGCACGCCCCTTAACACCGCCCTCGTCGGCAACAACGATGGCGCCGAGCTCGCCGCCACCGAGGAGCAACGCGCTCTGGCCTTCCAGGCGTGGGCTTTCTGTCAATACGCCCGCCCCGAGCAGATCACCGACAAGCACAAGGAAGCTCTTCGCATCACGGGCCTCGATCCGCGGTCGCCGCAGATCGCGATGCCCCTTTACAACACGATGGATTATCGGCGTTTGCAGCGCTGTTTCCGTCTCCACAATGCAGCGCAGGCGCTCGACGCGATGGCGGACTTCAAGGCGACCCTGTCCGACAAGTCCGGGCCGGGCGGCGCCTATTTGATCCCGCCCGAGACGCTGATTCGCCAGCTCGAAATAAACATGCTCTACTTCGGCGGCATGCGCCAGACCGCCGAGACGATGCGCACCACGACCGGCGAGCGCATCTCCTGGCCCACCGCCGACGACACCACGAACACCGGCGTCCAGCTCGAGGAGTCAACCACGATCGGTTCCTCGGTCGATCCGAGCTTCGCGAAGGTCTTCTGGGACGCGTACAAGTTCAGCTCCAAGCCGATCCTCGTGCCTTATGAGCTCCTGCAGGACTCGGCCTTCAATTTGGTCACCGTGCTGGGCGAGATGCTCGGCATCCGCCTGGGCCGCATCACGAACACGAAATACACCACGGGCTCCGGCGCCAACACTCCGAAGGGCATCATCGCCGCGGCTCCGACCGGCGTGACGGCAGCCAGCTCGACGGCCATCGCCTGGGACGAGGTGATCGCGCTCATTCACTCGATCGACCCGGCCTACCGCAACGGCGGCGGCTTCATGTTCCATGATTCGATCGGCGCCTATCTGCGCAAGCTCAAGGACGGCGTCGGCCGCCCCATCTGGCAGAGCGGATGGAATGACGGCGAGCCCGACACGATCATGACCTATCGCACGACGATAAACCAGGACATGGCATCGAGCGTCGCGACCACGAACAAGACGCTGCTGTTTGGCCGCCTCGAATACTACAAGATCCGCACCGTCGGCGAGGTTCGCCTTTACCATCTCATGGAACGTTACCGGGACACCGACCAGGATGCCTTCATCGCCTTCATTCGCGAGGACGGCAACCTGCTGACCGCCGGCACCGCGCCGGTCAAGGTTCTCCTTCAGCCGTAACCGAGGCTCTCGTGAAAGTGCGCATGACCACCGATCGGGCCGAATACGGCCGCGAGCAGTACACGGGAGAGGTCCACGACTTCCCTGAAGAGGAGGCGCGCCGCCTGATCGCCGCGGATCAGGCCGAAGCTGTCGAGGAACCGCGGCCTCAACCACAACCCCAGCACAAGAAGCGAGGCAAGTAATGGTAGGGCCATACGCTCTTCTCAAAGAAGCCAAGATCTCGGTGGTCATGAATCCCGTGGCCGCCGGGACCACCGAGCAGAAGTCGTCGGTCATCGACATGGCCGGCTACGACTCGGTGATGTTCATTCTCTCGCTCGGCACCGTGACGGCCGGCTGCGTCGAGACGCTAACCATCTACGGCAACACGGCATCGAGCACGTCGAGCCCGGCGCCGACGGCGATCACCAATGCCGTGGCCACCTATACCGACGTCGCGGCCGAGTCGAGCAACACCTTGCTCATCGTCGACGTGCTCAACGTCAACCCCGACACGCAGCGCTACGTGTTCGCCGACTTCACGCGCACGACGGCCAACGCCGTCATCAACGGCGTCTATGCCATCCGTTACAACTCGAAGAGCGTTCCGCAAACGCTTGATGCGACCGTGATTGCGGCGGCGCTCGCCAAACCCTGATCCATTGTCGCCTTTCGCTCCGCGAAAGGATCGTCCTTTCGCGGAGCGAAAGGCGACACTCACGAGGCACAATCATGACGGCGCCAAGCGTCTTCCACTTCCCGAATCGCGTTTACGTCAGCGAGGCGGGAGATCTGCACCTCTTCGGAGGCAAGCTGTTCGATGTCAACGAGGTCGACCAATCAGCCGCGCTGCAGGGCATTCCCGCGATGTACGCGGCCGGGGCGCTGGCGACGGCGGCGCCTCTCGTCGCCGGCAAGAAGATCGTCTACGGCCTATTCACAAGCCTCAGCGCCTCGGACACGCTCGTCACGGGCCTATCCGTCGTCGAGATGGCGATGGCCGTCATGCAAGACGCGCCCGTCGTCGGTTGCGAGTCGGCGAGCGCGTCGATCGGCGATCAGGTGGCCACGCCCGTCGCGGGCTCCATCCTCCTGCAGAGCTGGAAGACGCTGGGCGGCACTCCCGTCGCGGCTTCGACCTTCTCTCTCAAGATCGCCTGGCTGGCCATCGGTCATTGATGATGTCAACAATTGTTGACACGAGGAGCTTCCCTTGTACGCAGGCCGCACAGTCGTGAACGTCCAGACCGCCGCCGATGGCACGGCGACGGCCTATGCGCAGGATCCGGACGGCGTCAACCTCTTCGGCCGCGTGCTGGCGATCCACTACATCGCCGACCTGAACGTGCCGATGCCCGACGCTGTCGTCGTCACGGTGACGTCCGAGGCGACCGGCGAACCCATCCTCACGGCGACGATCGCGGATGGCGACATCAACAACTACTACTATCCGCGGCCGCAGGTGCAGGACGCCGGCGCCGCCAACAAGACCTATGACGGCACCCACGCCGTCGGCGAGCCGGTCACCCTGGCGAATGATCGAGTTAAGATCGCCATCGCGTCGGGCGGCAACGCCAAGAAGTGCGCGTTCCACGTGGTTGTCGGTTGAGATAAGCGGTTCTTGGTTCTTCGTTCTTCATTCTTCATTCTTCATTCGAATGAAGAATGAAGAATGAAGAATGAAGAACAGAGAATGAAGAATCCATGGACAGCTACGGCCTACAACTGTTGTCGACGGCCGGCCCGGAGCCGATCAGCCTGGCGCAGGCGCAATTGCACTGCCGCTCCGATCAAAGCGAGAACGATCCGGAGCTCGCGCTCCTCATCAAGGCGGTGCGCAAGTACTTCGAGAAGTGGACGAATCAGAGCTTCACGACGCAGACCTATCAGCTCACCCTCGATCACTTCCCCAACTACATGGGCCTGGCGCTCAGCGATTACAACCGCCTGTGGGACCTGGTCGGCATCCGCCTGCCGAAATCGCCTCCCATCCCGCAGGGGCAAGTGACGGTGCAATCGATCACCTACGTCGATACGACGGGCACGCCGCAGACCATGGACCCGACGACGTACAACGTCGATCTCACGACCGTGCCGGTGCGCATCACGCCGGCCTATGGCAAGATCTGGCCCATCGCGCGCTACCAGGCGGGCGCCGTGCAGATCCAGTTCCAGGTGATCCCGGTCGTCGATGAAGACGTGCTCGCCGGCATGCTTCTCCTGCTCGGACACTGGAACGAACACCGCGAAGGCGTCCTGGCAGGCACGTATGCCGAGGTGCCTCACGGCATCTGCTCGATCCTGGCGCTCAACTCCGATTGGCAATATGGGAGCAAAGCCGGATGACCGATGCGGAGAACAGCCTGCACGATGAGACCGGCGTCCGGCTCGCCTTCCTCGAACGCACGTGCTGGGCGATCCGCGAGGCGCTGGCCAAGCACGATGCCGACGATCCCTCAAGGACCATCCGCGTCATCGCGCAGCGGATCGACTGGGCGCTCGAAGGCAAGACGCCGGGCCAAGCGATCCTCGACGAGCTCGAAGGACTGTCGCCTTTCGCTCCGCGAAAGGACGATCCTTTCGCGGAGCGAAAGGCGACCATCGGCTTCGCGCTCGAGCTGACGGTCGACAGGCCGTGCACGATCCGCCTCAACCTCGATCCTTTGGTGAGCGATGGGACCGGACATCCAAGCGGGCGCCCTGAGGAAACGATTGACCTTCCGGGCCCCGATCAATCCGGATGACGCGGCGCGCGACAGCTTCGGCCAGCCGACGATCACTCAGGAAGAGAAGTTCTCGCTCTGGGGCTCGGTTGAGGCCATTACTGGCCGCGAGTATTGGTGGGCGCAGCAGGCGCAGGTCATGGTGAGCCATCGCATCACGATCCGCTACGGCAAGCAGGCGCTCACCGTGAAGAAGAACTGGCAGGTGAGCTTCGACGGCAAGATCCTCAACGTGTTTGTTCCTCCGCGCGATGTGGACGGCACGGAGCGCCGCATGGAAATCTTGTGCCTGGAGACGCTGTGAGCAACGTGCTGCGAGCATCGGTGCAGGTGGAAGGCGGCAATGAGATCGCCGGCGTCTTGAGCAACGTCTCCAAGCAGCTCCGCAACAGCATTCTGCGCCGCGCGATCAACGCCGCGGTCCTGCCATGCCTTCGGGGCGCGCGCTCGAACGCCAAGAGCGTGGTGAACCAGGCGGCGCCCGGCGATCAGATGGCGCAGCTCATGAAATCGACCGGCACGCTGGCGCGTTCAATGGGGCGCAAGGTGAAGATCTACCCGTCCGGCATCGCCGTCGGCATCGTCGGCCCGCGCAACGGGATGGGCCGCGCGGTCACGCTCAAGAGCGGCCGGCAGCTCTACATGGATCCCGTCCATTACTCGCACCTCGTCGAATTCGGCACCCATCGCAGCCGAGCGAAACCCTTCCTACGGCCTGCCTGGGAGAGCAGCAAGGGACAAGCGCGGCTCGCGCTCGAAAGCACGATCCGCGACGGCATCGACAAGGCGGCGGCGAAGGGCAAACGATGACCGGTTCTTCATTCTTCGTTCTTCATTCTTCATTCGAATGCGAATGAAGAATGAAGAACGAAGAACAGAGAATGCAGAGGACAGAGGATGACCATCGGCGAGGCAGTCTATGCGTTCCTCAGCGCGCAACCCGCGATCGCGGCTCTCGCCGGCGATCGCATCTTGCCCGACATGGCCGTGCAAGAGACGGCCTACCCGCGTATCGTCTTCTATCGCGCGGGCACGGCGCGCGGCAAACAGCTTGTGTCTCGCACGGGATTGCCGCAGTCGCGCTACACGATCGAGGCTTGGGACCTGACGCGCAAGGGCGCGGACAATCTGGCCGACGCCGTCCGCCAGGCGCTGCAAGCTTTCGGCGAGCTGCCCTCGCCCAAGCCGCCATGGGGGACGGTCCAGGTGACCGCCATGTCGATCGAGGATCAAGCGAGCGACTTTACGCCCCCTCAAGACACGAGCGACATCGGCGCTTACCGAACGCGCCTCGAAGTGAACCTTTGGCACCAAGAGTAGCCGGTTCTTCGTTCTTCATTCTTCATTCAAATGAAGAATGAAGAACGAAGAACGGAGAATGAAAGGGATAAACAATGGGTGCACCAGCCGTAGTGGCCGCAACGCATTCACACAACACGACCTTGAGCTATTGGAACGGCTCGGCTTACGTGGCTCTCGCCAACGTCCGCAACATCAAGCGCGGCCCGACGAAGGTCACGTCGAGCAACGCTTCCACGCTCGCCAGCCTTTCGCGCACGAAGGAGAAGACCCCCGGCATGATCGACGAGGGAGGCTTCACATGCACCCTCGTGTTCCGCACGGCCGTGGCCGGCATCCTGCGCGGCCTGTTGGCGACGACGACAGCCAAGGCGGTCAACACCAACTGGGCCATCCAGGCGCCTGACGGCACTACGTCAACGACCGGCACGTCGTGGACCTTCGACGGCTTCATCATGGAGCTGAGCGAGGAGTTCCCCGAGGACGACACGATCACGCAAGACGTCAACGTCGACATCTCCGGACCGGTGACCGAAGTCGCCGCAAGCTAGACCCGGTTCTTCGTTCTTCGTTCTTCATTCTTCATTCGAATGAAGAACGAAGAACGAAGAACGAAGAATGAAGAACCGAGAAGAGGTAAGTAACCATGTCTCTGGCTGATGACATCTTCAGCGAGCAGCAAGCCGCCGGCTTGGCGCGCAAGCGGATCAAGGCCTGGGGCAAGGATCTGTGGGCCTGGGAGCTCCATGGCGCCGCCGCCGCTGAATATGAGGCCTCGCGCATCGTGCAGACGGGCCGCAAGGTCAAGCTCAACCACAAGGGCTTGCGCGGGCGCCTCGTGCAACTGTCGCTGCGCGTCAGCGGCGAGGAGGACGCGGCGCTGGTCTTCCGCGAGGAAGACATCCCGCGCATCGAAGCCCTCGGCCGCAAGGAGCTGGATCGCGTCTACACCGAGTGCTGCAAGATCGGCGGCATCGACGCCGGCGACGACGAGGGCGATGAGGCGGACCCTTCGAGGCCCCGCTGACGTTGCTCCTCTTTCGTTTAGCGGGGCACCTCGGCTGGCGCAATGTGCGCTGGGGAGCCAAGCAGATCAGCTCGCGCGAGCTGCGCCTCTGGCAAAGGTTCTACGAGCGTGAACCGTTCGGACCGGCCCGCGAGGACCTGCGTGCCGGCACCATCGCCGCCATGCTCGGAGACCGGTGCACGCCGGCGAGCTTCTTCCCGAACCTGCGCGGCAAGCCGCTCGATCCCGAGGAGCAATATGAACGCGACATCGCCGTGTTGCGCTCGATGACTACGCGGAGGGCGTGACATCGAAGGGCTGACATCGAAATGGTGACCTCATTGTAGCGTGGACTTCAGTCCACGCGCGTGGACTGAAGTCCACGCTACAAAAGCACGCTACGAAAGGCGCAATGGCGGATATAGGCAAGCTCGCGATGCAGATGAGCGTCAACCCGGGCAACTTCCATGCCGAGCTGACCAAGGCAGGCACGCACGTGCAGAGCCTCGGAGGTCTCATCGCCGGCATCGGCGGAGGTGGGTTGTCGATCGGAGGAGCGCTCACGCAGCTTCCGGGAATGATCGGGCAGCTCAGCGCCGGCGCGGTCGCGCTCGGGGCTACGCTCTCGGCGGGCGCGGCTAAGGCCATGGACTTCATCGGCACGGTGGGGCGCTTCGGCAAGTACTTCCACATCGCGGCCGAAGGCGCCACGCTCCTGACGGTCGAGTCGCAACGCTTGGGTGTCGAGACCGAGGCCGTCGGCACCGCCATGCGCCGGATGAATTTGACCCTCGGCAAGGCGCAAGCCGGCAGCAAGGAGGCCGCAGGCGCCTTCGAGACCATTCACCTCAGCTTCGCCGATCTGATCGGCCTATCGCCCGAGCGCTCCATGGCTCGCATCGGCGACGCCATGAATCTGCTCCACAGTGAGGCGCAGCGCACGGCCGTCGCGCAGGCCATCTTCGGCAAGTCGTGGATGGAGATCGATCCTTTGCTGCGCGCCGGCTCGGAGGGCCTACAGCGCGCGCGCGAGGACGTTTCGCGCTTCGGCCTGGCAGTCACGTCGCTCGACACGGCCAATCTGAAAGCCATGAAGGACTCCGGCCGCGAAGTGAAGATGGCCTTCGAAGGCATGGGCCTGACGCTCGCGCGTACCGTCATTCCCGTCATCACGTCGATGAACAAGGTTCTCACCTCGGGCGGCATCGAGTTCATCGCCTTCCTTTCGGCCAGCGCGATCGCCGGCAAGATCGCGGCTTCCGTCTATGCGTACATGGCGGCGCAACTAGCGGCGATCCGGATCGGATGTGTCGGCGCCAGCGTTGGGCTGGGCGCGTTGCGAGCGGCGCTGATCTCAACCGGCATTGGTGCCTTGATCGTCGGCGTCGGCGTCTTCGTCAGCTACCTCGCGAATATGGAGAGCGCGGCGACGAAAGCCGGCAAGCAGGTCGAGGAACTCACGAAGCGGATTCAAGACTTGCAGGCTGCCGGCAGCGGCGGTCCGGAGACCGGCAGCGGACGCCGCTTGCTTGAGCTCTATCAGCAGCTCAAGGAAGGCAGGGAGCTGATAGCCGCGCATCCGGAGTTCGCGACCAATTCGCCGTTGCAGGCGCAGATCGCGATGGTCGAAGCAGAGATCAAGGCCAAGGAGAAGCTCCTGGCTATCGAGAAACGCCTCCTCGCCGAGCAGAAGGAGCGCGATCTATTGACGCTCGGGCCTCAGCCCTCGGTCGATGAGGTTCAGCGCATCCTGAATCGCAATGCGCAACCTCTCAAGGGCCCCGAGGCTTTCGAGCAAGGCTCGACGCAGGCGGTGCAGTCCGTCAACCAGGCGATCCTCAATGCCAGCGCGGGCTCCGACGATCCGCAGAAGCGCATCGAGGATGCCATCAAGGAGGCGAAAGAGATCGCCGTGCGCCAGCTCAACGAGCAGAAGCTCATCCGGGAGGCCCTCGAGCGCCAGGCGCAGGCGGCGTTTGCTATCTGATGCTTCGTTCTTCATTCTTCGTTCTTCATTCTT